GCAGATGGTTTAGTAGAATTATAATACTGTGCTAAATCTGTACGCATTTGGTGTACTCTAGGCATTAGATAATCACAGTGTTGAATAAAGAATACTTCCGTCTGTGCATAAGATGCTGCAACAGCTTGTTCTACTCCAGTAGCAGTTTGTTGAGATAATTGTTGCCCCATTCTTTGTGGATTAACACCAATTACTTCATATGCTTGTTGTTTAAAATAATTTCCTAATTGAATTCTTGACATCAATCTTTCTGTCTGAGCTAAATCTAATTTCTGGAAATGATTAAAGTTTAATGCATTCTCTGTATTTGTAATAGATGTATCAAGAGGAAGTATCTGAAAGTTCTTCATTGCTACATATGCTTTTGCATAATTACCTTTACCCCAGTCTTCACCAAGTGAGTGTTTAGGTAAACTATTTTGGTCAAGCATAATTACAGTACCTAATTCATCTACTAAGATATCTGCAATCTGATTGTTTATAATATTATACCCAATCTGATATGGCTTCATTAAATCAATAAGAGCAGTTGATTTAGTATTTCTATCAGAAAATACAGAACCTTCTACCGGAAGTTTACAACCGTATAAACTTGAGTCACCTTTAAATTGAAATTTAAGTGGACCAATTTTGTTTCTTTGAATACCAACATATATAGGGGAGAATCCTCCAGGATTATTCATACCCCAAAATGATGGAAGATTTGGTCCAATCTTTATTCCACCCCAAACCTCATTAATCCAGATCCAGTCAATATGTTCTCCAAATAATAATGTGTCTTTAGTTTTATTTTTAAAGAGTCTATTATCATATATTGGTTTGTCTGTAATCTTATAGTCTTCAGTAACTATTTCATTTAAAACTTCTCCTGATTCTGTTACTTTAGTTAAATGACCAACTTTACGTTGAGACTTCCAATAACATGTAGTTACTCTTAATAAGAAAGCTTGTCCTTGATCATAATAATCTTCTCCTTGTGAAAGAATTTGATTAATAATATCTCCACCATCAGTAACTGAACCTGCTACAGCAGAAGTATATTGTCTATAAGCAAGTGATGGCATATTAGTATTCCATTCATGAGACTTAGTAGCATCATAAAATGAACCATCATTTTGTAATCCATTTATTGTATAACCAGCAGATCTAATTGGATAAATTGCTTCTAGTGCTGCAAGTTGTTCTTCTGTCATGATATAACCATACTTATCAATAACATCAGAAGGAGTAAGCATATCAATTTTACCTACCCAGTTACCTTGAGAAATATATCTTATGTCTGGAGATTTATGATAGAATGTAACTACAGGGTTCCATAGTTCTACTTCATAATCATCTTCCATCATATGGAAATGCCAAAATTCTCTATCTGTAATGAGCATATCACGAAAACCTCTTTCTTCTAACTCATCCATTCTAAATCTTTCAACATCTACTTTATGTTGGTGAGTAGCCCATTGTTCTATCATTGAGCGGTAATCTTTTTTAAAGAAACCTTCAATTTCAGGAAGAGATTTTAATTGATCAGGACTAAGTTGTTGTTGCGCTTCTTCAGAAGCTGGATCTAAACCTTGTTCAAGTAATGCTGCTGATATTTTTACTTGTGCTTGAGCTAAAAGAGTCTCTTCAACCATCTTTCTTTTTTGCTCCATCATCTCATTATATGAGAAATCATCTACAGCTTTATATGTAAGTTTTGTAGTTCTTTTTGCAAATTCAGCTACAAGTACATTAATTACATTTGGGATAATTGGATAAAACTTTAATTCTAATGCTGATGCCTCATCTCTAGTCAAAAGTTCAACTATATCCTTATACTCATTATTCTCTTCTACAATATAGTCTGTGCGGTCAATAATACCTTTAGCTAATTTGTAGTTCTTCATTAGTCTGCGGGCATTTCTGCGGATTTGTTTTAATCCTTGCCACTCTAACCAATCAAGATTCCAAGCAGCCCACTCTTCATCTTTATCTTTTTTAGGTATAAATTGAAGTGGTTGGGTAACACTACCCATTCTATTTTGTTCTACTTTAGCTCCTTTTTTTAACTGGAGGGCATTATATACCTGCATATCTTTTATTTAAAATTTTTAAATGGAGATCTTTTTGTTGTCTGTCCATTAAACGTAACCCCTTTACCAATATGCCTAAACGGACTACTATTTAATTTAAACAAATTATTTGACTTTTGCAAGTTTTTAGAGGCATCATCCATGACAACTCTTTTTGCATATCCTCTATTAGCTTGTTGTATTCTCATAAAAGCAACCAGAGCTGCAAAAGATACAAGTCTATCCACGTTGACCCCATCTGCATACTCTTGCATTTCTTTAAGAAGCATTGGGTCTGGTATTCTCTCTATACCATATTTAGTTCTAACAACTGTACCATCTGTTTTAGTTTCTACATCTAATTCTTCTCTACAATATTCAATAGTATAACTTAATAAATGGGCTTTAAATAAAGTACCGGTATTTTTCCAACCATACTCCTGAAAAACATTAGCATTAGCACCTATGTCTTTTAAGAACATAATCTGACTTTTAGGCACAAGATATCTTTGTTTCTTTTTTGATATCATATACTGAATAAATAAAGAGATGTTATTCTCTATTACTGTCCAAGCATTATACCATTCTATAATAAGTTCTAATCTCTGGTGTGTTTTATTTATATCATCAAATCTACCACACCAAGCTGCTACAATCTTATCAGGTTCTATGTATGTTTCTGTTTCTCCCATAGTAACTTTAGTAACCTCTACAGGAGCTTTCATAATATAAATAGAACACAGTGATTCAGAAGTCGTTGTTTTCCCTTCAGATACAGGGTCAATTGATGCATAATACTGTCCAAATGTTGGATCTTTAATAGGCCTTTCCCATACAACAAGAGTACCTGTTTTATCTTCTAATTTTTTAGAAACAGGAAATTCTCTAATAGGTAATTTATCAGTATGTCTTACTGCTGGTTTACCAGTTTCATCATAGTATATATCTAAAAACTCATAACCATACTCTTTTTCTTCAATTCTTCTTTGTTGAGCAGCAACTAAGTGCATTGGGAATATAGAAACGGATCTATGTGCAAATGCTTCCCTAATATTTCTTGGATGCTGAGATATCCTAAGTTGATAGTCTTCTGGATTAAGTTCTTTTTTCCATTGTTCAAACTGTCTATCTAAAGCTTCTAAAGCTTCTTTTACAAGAGAATTACCAAAGTCATCAATATAAGGAGGCATTGACCATTGCTCAGGAATAAATAGTCCTGACATACCAATAGTACCTTTCTCATCAATAAGGTCAGTTTCAACTGCATAAATATCTTTTGAAAGTGGATTCAAGATCATGTCTCTTAATGGTTCACACTGAGACAAGTCACCTACAGATCCTGCTGCAATAAACATACCTGTAGTAACCATACCTGATCTCATGGCTGGGCGCATGTACTCATATGTCTGATCCATCTTAGGCGCAATACCTGCTTCCTCATGAAAGAAGTATTTTACCGGACCCCCTACACCATTTGTTGGATCTTTCTCAAATGACATACCTTGTATAGTACCTTTGAGACCAACTTCTGTTTTTCTATCTCCTTTTCTTACTTCAATCTTCTGTTGCCACATCATCACTTTGTCCGGAGACATAGGTCTATACCATGCTGTATGCTCATTTAAGAATGCGGCATATTCCTGTAAAAATTTCCAGGAACCTTTTTCATTGATATAGTCTTTAAGTGATGCACCAATCTTAAGAGTGACCCCTGCCTCAAACCACTGCTGATTTATAAGCTTACCCATATGGTAATAAGAAGATGCAATCTGACGTTTCTTTAAAATAGCAACATGTTTATAGTTTAGTTCTGCTAATAGTTCATAAAGAGCCATGTGATACTGGGCATCCCTAATCTTAGCAAATCCAAATTTTTGTTGTTCTTTATCAAAGATTGGTAAGAAGTTTAACCACATGTAGTATTCTCTTGCAAGAAACCATGTATTATTCCCTTCCTTTATAATTATACCTTTCCGACATTTTTGTTTTTGGTCATCCCAATAAGCTATGAAATCTTTAGATTTGAAGGGGGCTGTGCAGTATACTCCATCACTTCTAAACTTGTCTGATTCTGATACAAATATCTTATTAGTAGTTTCATTGAAGCCGTACTTACCAGGTTCTTTGAAAACTCCAAATATGAAGTTGCTGAAGTCCTCTCTGGAGTCAAAGCTTGTAGTTGTCCATTGTCCATTGTCATAGGTTGGTATGTCTTGATAAATTTCACTCATAATTATTGGTCATATGCCATTCCAATTCCACCTCTTACTTTACTAGATTGCTCATCCTGAAGATCTTTATATACTCCTTTAAATGATGCTCTAATCTGATCAAAGTTTTTTGCCGCTGCTACAAGAGAGTTAATATTACCATCTCTACCTGCAGTAATAGGGGTTGTTTCCATATATCTAGCTAATCTATCTAACATTGATGCCATACCTTGGTATGCTCTAGATGTAGGAGTTTCATACATTTTCTGACAAAACAAGAGAGCTGTATGTATATCATCATCTTCTGTAGAAAATTCTGCTTCTATCTCTTTTAATATAATATGTTCTTTATCAATTTCAGGTGTATGAAAAAAAGGATTCATATCTGGATTAGGACATGTCATATAGAAAAGATACTGATATACTTTAAGATAGTCCTCTGGATAGTTATCCATAATATCTTTAAGTGCCTTAAGTGTATAACAATGTTCTGTAGGAATTACTTTACCATTCTGAACATCAAATAGTTTTACAATCATTTCTTTTTAATTAAGTGTGGGAACTCTTTCATAAAGTTAATTATTGATATAACCTCATCATATAGATAGGGTACTACCATAGGAATTACTTCTTTTACAATTGGTTCACCATTAACATCTAACTTAGCAATAGGATATCCATATTTATCTTCACCATCTGTTTCAAATATAATATGATGAATAAATATCTTACCCGGTTGCAATTTAGGATTATGCTTTAATATAATATACATATAAACACTGAGCTGTAAAGCATAATGGTTAAAGTTACAGTCATCCAGGTGTTGTACCGGATCAAGCATTTTCTCTGTCATGCCTTCCCAGTTTTTAAAAGATTCTGTCTTAATCTCCTTATTAGTCTTGTAATCAATAATATTAACTCTACCATTGACTACTTCAACTAAATCTGATTGGCCACATAAGCCTGCTGACTTAAGATAAACCATATGTTCAGGATATATACCTGGTTCTAGTTTTTGTAAAGGTGCAATTTTTAAACCGTTAGGTTCTTCAAAAGGTTTAAATACTGGAACAGTAACACCTTCTCTTTCAATAGATGCTAATGAGCATAAATCAGCTTCTCTTTGATTATGATAGAATGTGCCAAGTGTAGTAGCCCTATTAGCTTCATTATCCCATATTTGAATAATAGTTTTAGGGTCAATACCATACCATTTTGATTTCTTGTTCTTAGATACTCTCTCTGCTACTTTCTTTGCATCAAAAGGTTTCTTCAAACAAGATACCAATGTAGTTACACTAGTCCACTTAATCTGATCATTTGGATCTACACTAATATAACTGTGATCATCTGCGTTAAATACTATACTCATTTCTCATGTGTTCTATAGCAAGAATTGCTATGTTAAAATTTTCTATGTCCTCTGACTGTAGCATTGAGGTTAAGTTCTTTGCAACATCAGAGTCAACTTTTTTCTTTTCTTCCATCCACTCTACATAGTCTACTGCATTTCTTACAGCAAATGTATGTGATATCATCTCTGCTCCATAAGTTCCAGTATACAGATGAATTTGCTTTCCTTGAGCTGCTATCCCATCTGTAACAAAAGATTCAAAATCTGACCAGTTTATCATGCATTTTCAATTATAGAATCTGCTAATGTTCTTGATGCTTCATCTTCTGACATGATCATCTTGCGGAGATTAGCAACCTCTTCTTTATCAAATTTACCTTCTAATGAAAGAATCTTAAGTCTTAACAATTTAGTAGTTAATGTTAAATCTGTAAATTGTTTTTCTAATGTAGCAAGTTTTTCTTCCAAGGGATCAATTATAGGACCAAATGGAGGCGTATTACCTGTAGAATTTAGTTGACTCCATAATCCTTGACCATTATGAGCTGTATTAGGTATAGTATTTATAACTTGGGTAGGATCATTTATTAATATACTTCCTGGATAATTTGAACTTGGCATAATATTAATCTTTAAGGTTATCTAATGCATCCTCTTGTTCTTCTGTAGCAATTGCCTGCCACTTACCAAGAGGACATTCTGAAGAAAGAGATCTTGTCTTAAAAGCTAATGAGCAGCCACATTCATTACAACATGGGGCTGTACCTTTTACTGCACATTTCTTTCCCTTACTGGGACATTCATCACACACATCAAATCTCATGCGGGCAACATCTTCTACAAACTCATCTCTAATAACTGAGTTCTTAATACCTTCAAGTATTTGTGTCTTATTCTCCCAAATTGCTCTTAGTGCTGCTTTCATTATCTTTATTTTTAAACTTTTGTTTTCTATGTTTTTCACTTTCTATTATAGACTGTAAACTAATAAGTTTATCAAGTTTAATTTCCATAGATTTTTTATGATGGTATGCATTAAAAGTAGATACATCATGATTATCTAATACTTTTTTTATTTTTTCAATGCTTTTAGAAACCACAGTTGTTTTAGCTAT